ACAGTCTTTCTGCCATCTTCATATATTGAATCTGTTGCATAAGTACTTGGAGCTGTGACATTAAATCTTGCAATACCATTCTCATCATTTCCAGCAGATGATAAGGTTAGTTCTTCATCATTGAAGTAAACCTCATCAAATGATTGAACTTCATGACTAGCAACTTGGACAATCATATGAACATATTTATTATTATCAGAAGTTTCTATAAATAATATTCCACCTGATTTCTTTGTTTGACCATAAATTGTTTCTCTCGAAATAATAGGTTGTCTTAACATGGTTGAACGATTGGCTGTTTGTGTTTGATAAGATGCTTGTTGTAATGAACTATTTTTTATTTTTGGTTTAACACTTAAAGCACCAGCTACCATTGTTGCTCCAACAACAATAGCAAAATAGAAAGCATTAAATTGTAAAGCACCAGCTACAAGAGTAAGAGGTGGGTACATAACTGACACAGCTATTACAAGAACTGATAAAATTGTATTGACTGCACTTCCCATTATCTATTCCTATTGTAAATTGTTTTTTGTTCGCTAATCTCTGTGATTCCTCTAATTCTGAGCCATGAAACAGAGTCTACATTTAATTCTTTACCAAAATATTCTTTAGCCCAATTATAGACATCATCAAAGTTATCATCATGGACTATAGAATCTATTATCCAACATCTATCGCCACTATTCCAAAAATTAAATAACATTTGACCTGTTTTCTTATAATGTTGTTCGTGCTTTTCACTTAAAAAAGCCCAGCTAGTAAAAGATACTATAGAATCATTATTTCTTTGTATTTTAAATTGGTTTAATTGAAATGGTTTATCAATGTGACATAAAAGCATTTCTTTTGTAAGATTTTTATACCTATCAAACCTTTGATATAATTGCACAACCTCATCTCTTTCATTCATGTATTTTTCTGAGGTACTTCAACACCTGACCCCCATGCTATTGCTTTGTCTTGTAATGATGTGACAAAACTACAACCTTTATCTCCTGAGAACAAATTTTGTTGGTCTTGATCGGTATATCTTCTATCTGTGGGTCTTTCTAGTGTTATTAACTTGTTTTCTACAGTAAATGTTAATGTAGAGGTTTCTCCACCATCTGTAAGTATCATAGCATCAATAAAACCTGAGAAAACTTGATATGGTGTATCAACAATCGCATCAGCATTATTGGTAGTGGTAAGAACACCAAAATGAACTTCTACTACCATTCCTTGTGTATCTTCTGTCAAACCAGCAGATAATATTGATGTGTCTAATCCATTTAGCTTTATCTCAATACCACTGGCTCTTGTGTCAGAAGTTTCAACGATTGGAGATATTGATATTATATGTCCTGACCCAAGATAAGTATTTCCACCTATAATCAGATCAGCATAAGTAGTGGCTAACAATAAAGCACCACTAGTGAAATTCATTTTAATTGCATAAAATGGTCTTAAACTTCCACTAGTTAGCTGTGTACCAAATGTCGAGCCTATACTTCTTGACATAGTTCATTATTTCTTTTTAGTTGCTTTTTTCTTTGCTACTTTTTTACTTGCTTTCTTTTCAGTTGGCTCAGTAATTTTAACTTCCATAGCAAAACCTGATGATACAAACGAGTTCCCTAAATCGACTTGCCATTGTTCTTTACAATCAATTATATCTCCCTCTTTGTATTCTTTACTAGCATTACCACTTTGATTAGCACTACCAAAAGCATTAACAATCATTTTAATTTGCATAATTTAACTCCTTTAGCGAATGAGGGTGTGAAACAATGATAATGAGGCACACCCACATTCTAAGACACATAAAGTGTCAATTATTTAAGCATCTGTTGAGTCTTGAGGATTACCCAAAACAGCTTGAACACTTATTGGTGTTCCATTGCTGTGAGTTCCTGTCGCATCAATTTTTACTCTAGCGTATCTTTTCCCACCGATATAACCTATTTGAGATGTTTGTGGAGTTTCTCCATTCGCATCTAAAGTAAGGAATATACCACTAGAATCAACACTTCCCTCTGTCACACTTGTACTTGAAGTCACAGCAGTGAAAGTAGAGTCATCATCAGATTCTTGTAATATGAAATCAAATTTCACACTACCTGATAATGTATCTCCCTCAATACCACTATTCACAACAAACATGCAAGATTCAAAACCTTGAATGTCTACTGTTGTACCATTTGCATCAGCTGTAAAAACTTTTGCATCTTGACAAGTCACAGATTTAGTATTATTTGAAATATCTCTCATTATAATAACTCCTTATCTTATGTAGATATGTTTTGTAGTCTAATTGCCTCTGCAAGAACTACAGTACCACCAACTCTTCGCCTAGCAGTATAACGAACATTGCCCAAATGTTGTTGTGTAAATGGGTCACGAACTATTGACATATTAACTCTGTCTACTAAAGTGTATGCTCTTGAGAAATCTCCAAAAGCAACAGGTTTAGTTCCAGCAGATACATCAGGCATATCTTTGGCTAGGGTATAACCATAACCAGCGATAGTGCTTGGCGCACCACTTACTAAGTTCAAGCCAACATGGAACACTTTTTGTCCAGCAGTATCTTCTAATTGAAGAACTTTAGCAAAAGTGCCTCTATTCATAACAAATCTTGCATTTCTTAAATAATCTGATTTAAGTGCATAGATTAAGTCATAAAGACCATTAGCAGTTAGTGTATTTGCATTACCTGAGTTAGTTGCACCCACACCAGCAGTAGAATCAGTAAGTCCTAAAGGTTTACCAACTCCATTTCCTGATACGACTGCTGTTCCCTCTGCAACAGCAAATTGCTCTGCAAACTCGGTAGCCATTTCACTTTCCATATTAAAAGCAGAATCTTCTAACATAGCTTGTGACATATCAACCAAAGCATAACATTCGTGTGCATCAATAGACATTAAGCCTGTTGTGTACCCTGTTGTTTCAGAACGAGTCGCAGTTTCAGCAACCCATTGAGCTGTGAATTGACCTGTTCTTTTTGGAACTTCAATCCCTCTCTTATCGGTACTTCTAACTTTGACAATAGACCTCATTGGTGAGAACTCAGTTACAGACTTAATAAGTTCTGCAACATATTCTGTTGGACAGTAGTAACCACCTAATGAATCATCTGACTCATAAAGTGCTTTTGTTTCTTCAGGGTCTAACTCTTGTGACCTTAAATATTTACCAAATGCTTTCATTTGTAAATCAACTTGTTTAGTTCCAAGTTCTGTTTCGGGTCTTGCTAATTTAGTTTCTAAAGCATCAAGTCTTTTTTTAGCCTCTTCTAATCCTTGTTCTTTAAGCTCGGCATCTTGTTTTAATTCTGCTTTTGTAGCAACATCATCTGCAAGTTTATCTACCTTTGCTTGAAGAATAGGGTCAGCGACACCATTTTTTTTGATTTCATCAATATTCTTTTGGTTTTCACTTTTGAAATCTTCAAAAGATTTGCCTAGATTATCAATTACATCATTAATTTCTTCCGACATAATAACCTCTTATGGTTTAATTTTGTTAATTAACTGATTCATGCTCTCAACAACATCTCGCTGTTCATCACTCCGATATGATTTGTAAAGCACTTGTGCAGTATGTTTTGCAACAGCTACAGATTCACAACCAGCATCTCGCAAGTGTTCCTCTATCTCTCTTACATTCATTTCAGCAAGTTTAACTTTTGTTATCTTCGCTTTCGGATTCATTGGGAATGTGACTAATGATATTTCCATTAAGTCTACAGATTTAATTATTCTTTTCTTCTGCTTTGGGTCATATTTATAATCATCAGGCGATAGTCTATATCCTATTGACATAGAATCTAAAGCACCCATTTTCATAAGCTCATAAACTTCACGACCTTTTTGTGTACCCATTGCTAATCTGCCTTTGATGTATAACCCTTTATTATCTTCTTCTAAAGAATCAATGACACCTATCGGCTCATCTGTTTTGTGTTGATATAATAATTTTACTTGTTTTGGTTTTCTATATTTGAGTGTGTTAGCAAATGCACCCTTACGAATGACATCATTTCCTAAATCTTTGTTGTTAAATACCGAGCCATAACCCTCGAATGTACCATCTTCTTCTGTATCTAGCTGTTTAAAATCACAGGGTACATCTGTAATCATCTCTTTTAATTGCTCTAAATCCTCTTGTATTTGACTATTGTCCATTTAACCACCCAAAAAGTTAGTAAATATACGAGTATTTTAACCATATTTAGCAAAATAAGTCTATATTTATTCAAAAAGACTTTACTTTATACTTAAAGTATATATAATTGTATATATGGAGTTGATAAAAAGACTCCTAAATTAAACTTAAAACGAGGATAGATAAATGAAAAAAGTAAACACAATAAATATAAACGAAATAAGAGAAGATTGTAAAGTAGGTGACAGATTTATATGGTTGGGTTTTGGTAATGCAAACATGAATAAAGATGTAACTATTGAAATTACATATGTATCAAGAGAAAAAGATTATTTATTCATAGTAGGAACAGTTGTAAAGAAAGATGGAACATTAGGTAAAATGAGAACATCATGGGAAAAATTATATTCACATGCTTGGGAAAATTCAAATCGTGACAACAGAAATCATGGTCTATTTGAAAGAGAATAAATAAATAATCGGAGTGGGTGTAAAGCACTCACTCCACAATTAACAATAAAACGAGGATAATAAAATGAAAGAAATAAAAAGAATAGTTAAGAATTTAAGAATAGACTTAACAGATAAAAGGGCAATATGTAGACAAAAAGGTGGAAAAACTTTAACTCAGGATATTATAAAAGATATGACACCTAAAGATTTGTTTAGTTTACAAATGAAAACTGAAACAAGTAATATAAGGATTGCTAAAGCTATGTCACTCATATGGGATATTGCAAAACTGCAAACTGTTACAGATTTCAATAATTTGATGAAAACTTTAGAGGAATAAATAAAAAAACCAAAAGAAAGAGTCATAGCAATATGGCTCTTTTTTTTTAATCTACAATAACATCATCTTCATCATAGTACATTGTAAAGCAACGACAGTTTACAACATTACTAGCACCACCATTGATGTCGCCTGTATATTGCATCAGTTGTGGTATTGGGTCAGTTTTACTTGGTGCAAAAACTTGAAAATCATCTTCAATAGGAATGTTAGTGCCATTCATACTAGTGTGCCATGACCTCGTTCTTTCATCTACTGCACTTAACCATTCTTTTCTAGGTTTCTTCAATGCTAATCTTCCAGCAATTTTGTTATTACCATAATTATATGCTTGATGAGTTTCTGTCCTTGCTATAACTTTACTTCTTCCTGAAGAAAATGCTGTAGACTTTGCAATTTGTTTAGCAGTATCATCTTGACCAAATCCCTCGCTGACAGAATAAGCAATAGCAGATTGTATTTGCTTTCTTGTAGTTTCAGTTATATAAGTTACATTCTGAGCTGTGTTAGTAGTTATATAATCATAAGTGACCTGTGCTACTTCATCTTCAGCTTTCTGTAATAGTTTAGATGTTTTAATAGTTCTTGATGATTCTTCGATAATTCGCTTAGAATTTATTTCTAAGAGTTTATATAAATCTTGCCAATGGTCATCATAATATTTATCAGGTATCTCTCCGAGTTCTGCATAATTTTTAAAAGCATATCGTTTATATTTATCAAAGAATTTATCTAGTTTCTTAATTAAGACTCTAGTCATGGTGATATAAGTTCTTAATGCTTGTCTATATTCTTTTCTACGATTTATTCTTATTTTAGCCATTCCAAAGTTTCCTGTAAGAGTTCAGTCTGTGTACCAAAAGTTTCTGTAAACCATAAAGGGTTCTGATGATAAGACTCATTTGATGTTCTATGATGATGTGGGCATAAAGGTATGACCTCATAGTTAGATGCTCGTTTACCCATCATTCCTTTCTTAATATGATGCAGTTCTGCTGGTGTATCATAGAAACCGAGCTTTCGACAAGCAATACAACCTAATTCTGCAACTTTTTGCATATGTTTCTTCTCAGCCAATGTTTTTGACTTCATTATAACTTTCTTAAAGTTTTAAACCTATGTCCAACTATTGTATCTGTCGGCTCATCTCCACGATAAACCTTAATCAAACAAGCTGGATTATCTTCTGTAGCATTTAAAGTGAAACTTGTTTTAGGTACAGCTAGTTTACCTGACCTAACTATTCTTGTTATTTTCCCTTTGGCTCTACCACCTGATGAATCCCAAGAAACCATATCGCCTACTTTTAAAGCATCTGATTCTGCTTTACTTTCTCTTTCTTTCATTATTTGGTTTCTTTTAGATTTTGACCAACTAAAACCAGCATCACCACCCCAAAGCAACCATGCTATTTTACCAGCACTTGGATATCCCTCAGAACCTGAATTAAATCCACGACCTTGCTTATCTACTTCGTGTCTACTGAAGAAACTATACATTCTTAAAACAGTATCAGGAGATAGTCTTTGTTTATTAACTAACTGATTGGCTCTCGTGACTCCTACTTGTGTGCCACCACGATTAAATTCTTTTCTTAACTCTAATCCTCTTTTCGCATTGTTAGCCATAGTATCTGTCGGCACTAATTTCAAATCGCTTAATGCTTTACTATCTGCTAACAAAGATTCATACTCCTCATGAGTTTCACAAGGCATATAAACTGTCTGACCATCTTCTGTATGTGAATGAATACCAACACAACCTATTTCTTCGGCTCTTTCTTGTGCCTCTTCTTCAGTAGTAAAGGTATCGACATCAACTGCCTCTTTTTTACCATAAGCTAACTCAAAGTCTTTTTCATTTCCCTCTGCATCTACAGGTTGGTCATTATCCTGAACACTAGAGGCATCTACTTCGCCAATAGGAAATAAATTACTTGGTATATATAGCTCATCAGCACCCTCTATTTCTTCAAGTCCTAACTTCTCTCTTGCCTCATTACGAGTCATAATACCATTCTGTACTGCTTGTGAAACATTGAGATAAACTTGTTTAGTCTTTTCTGCCATTGCTGGTATGCTAGTTAAATCATACTGAATTTTAATATCACCATTATAAAGAGGCGATAAGAACTCATTTAAGTCAGATTGAACTCTAGTCAATAGAGGAATTACTGTTTCTTCATATAATGCTAATTTTGCAGTTTCCATATTGCTGTAAGTATTAGCCTCAGGAATACCAATTAATTGTGCTGGAACTCCGAAACATAATGCTATTTCCCTTGCAGATAAGTTAAGAAGTTCTAAGAAGTCCATGTCTTTTGGGTTTAATCCTAATTGTTT